AGATAAAAGGAAACCGTGTGGAGTATTTTAGCAAGTTCTCATTGACCTTGCGATACGACTCCGTGGCCTCTGCTTTTTCTTTTACGTTTGCCTTCAATCCCGACAACGTAGATCATAAAAATATATTCAAACCTCTTACCTATCCCCTCGTTACTTTAGAGCACAACGGTGAGCTGCTTATCACGGGCACCATCTTATCGCACACATTCCAAAGAACAGCCCAGGCACAACTCGCTGCCTTTGCTGGGTATTCACTCCCTGGGATATTAGAGGACTGCGATATACCCACCAGCATCTATCCTCTGCAAAGTGATGGCTTATCCCTTCGCCAGATATCCACAAAGCTTCTTAAGCCATTTGGAATAAAGATGGTTGTCGATCCTTCGGTTGCGGCAAAGATGGACCAGGTATTCACTAAAAGCACGGCGGGGGATAATCAATCAATAAAATCATACCTAACGGAACTGGCTGCTCAAAAAAATATTATCATAAGCCATAATGAAAAAGGGGAGCTACTTTATACCATGGCCAAGACGGACGGTAAGCCTCTTATCGATTATCAGGACGGCGCTCCTTTTACTTCCATCACCCTAAGCACAAACGGCCAGTCGATGCATAGTGATATCACCGTACAGAAGCAGGCAGATCCAGATTCTAAAAATGCGAGTGAGGGTACCATTAAAAATCCATTCGTAACTGCATCTTTCAGACCGAAGGTTATGCGGCAGACAAGTGGGACCGACAACAACGTGAGCGACGCAGATAAAAATGCATTAGCCGAGGAGCTAAAGAATATCAAGGTCACAATTATAACCGATCGCTGGGAGATAGATGGTAAAATTTTAAAGCCCAACAACCTGATATCAGTTTTAAGTCCAGAAAATTATATTTACAAACGCACGATTTTTTTCATTGAAAGCATTACCTTTGATGGAGATAATGTAAGTACGATTGCAACACTCAACTGCGTGCTTCCAGAAGTATACAACGGCAAGGTGCCAAAAAACATATTTGATTAGTGAATTTTGTAACAACGATATCGACCAGCAAGGACACACTTTTAAGGCGTGTTATTAAGTTCCTTCGTTATGGAAAGAGCGATGTACAAACCTCGTTTCAATTTGCACCTGCAGGTATTGACTCCAGTCCCATAAAAGAAATGATTGCATTATACGGAGAGACCGACGAAAAAGGAAAGACCGCAGTGATGGGATACATAAACAAGCAGCAACTTGCAGAAGATGGAGAGGTGCGAATTTACAGTCAGAATGCGTCGGGAGATTTGCAAACGTATGTCTGGGTTAAGAAAGACGGAACGATGGAGTTTGGAGGCGTTGCACATAACCTGGTTAGGTATACTCCACTCAATACTGGCTTGCAGGCAGAGGTGAATAAAATAAATACTGAACTTGGAAAAATTGCAGTGGTCCTTAATTCAATAGTACCAGGAAGCTACACAGTCGTTCCTGTAACTGTGGATATAAGTGCAAGTAAAATTAACGAACTAAAAACATTATAAACCTAAATTTGAATCATGGTTACATTCGACAGTGCAAGTATTTATATTGACTCTGCTACATCAAACAAGGCAAAGGTTGTGGCGATTGATGCTATCATTGATGGACTTCTTAGTACCGCCGCGAAAGCCGCAACGGATGAGAACATCACGGAATATATGCTCAACGATGGCCAGACTATTATCAAGTCGGTATACCGTGGCTCGGAAGCAATATACAATTCAATTGCTGCCTTCGAAAGACTGAAGCAGGTATATGTAAACAGAATTAATGGTCGCATAGTGAGATTAGTAGACTCAAAAAATTTTATAAGAAACCGAAATGGAAGATAAAAAAATCGGCATCCTTGGAAGGATAGCACTTGCAGTCGCTGGGTATGCTCGCACCCCAGAAAAAGTTACCCCACAGGCGACTCCAGAATCAGGATGGTCTGGATTCAATAACGGAAGATCATATACTCCTGTGTTTTCCTATTCATACAACGGTGAGAAGAACCTCGGTGAGATCGGTCCTGTAAAAAATTACTACATGGACTATGAGGCCCTGCGCCTTCGCTCATGGCAGGCATACCTTACCAGCGAAATAGCACAGACGGTAATAAAAAAATATATTCTCTGGATGATTGGATCTGGATTGAAACTTAGATGCGAGCCAAATCAAGCAGCACTACTTTCGGAAGGCGTCGATGTTGATCCAGAAAAATTTAACGAGGTAACAGAGGCGAGGTTCTCTGTATTTGCTGGATCCAAAAATTCGGACGCAAAGAAGATGAGAACCCTCAACCATATTGCAAAGACAGTTTATAAAAATGCAATCCTTGGTGGTGATGTTTTAGTTGTATTGAAGTTTGACAGGAAGCGCGGCGTATATGTACAACTGTATGATGGAAGCCATGTACAAAGCCCAACTTACGGAAGCGAGTTATTTTCACAAGATTTGCCAGGAGGAAATACTATTGTCAACGGTATTGAGTTATCTCCTACAGGAGAACACCTAACCTACTTTGTGCGTGATAAAGATGGGAAGTATCAACCTATCCCTGCCAAGGGGAAAAATAGTGAATTAACCATGGCGTTTTTAGTTTACGGATTAGAGTATCGCCTTGACAATATACGCGGCATTCCTCTGATCGCCGTGGTCCTTGAGAAGATTGCAAAGCTTGACAGATACGACGAAGCTGCAGTTGCAAGCGCGGAGGAACGTGCTAAAATTGTTTACGCCGTGGAGCATGCACATTTCAGTACAGGAGAGAGTCCACTTGCACAGCAGTTAGCCAAAGCACACAACGCAGATGCGCAGGACGATATTCCAATCGATGAAGCGGGGATAGCACTAGCAAATACTGTGGCAGTGAGTACCAATAAGCAAACATTCAATTTACCGATCGGTGCAACTCTCAAAGCGCTGGAGAGTAAAAATGAAATGTATTTTAAGGACTTCTTCACCACGCATATCGATTTGATTTGTGCCACCATTGGCATACCGCCGAACGTGGCCATGTCCTCTTACAACGACAGCTTCTCGGCATCGCGTGCCGCAACTAAGGATTGGGAACACACACTGAATGTAGGCCGCGCAGATTTCGCAATGCAATTTTACCAGCACGTTTATAACTTCTGGTTGGAGGTGGAAATACTCACCAACAAAATACAAGCTCCTGGATATTTGCAGGCGGTAAGAGACGGAAATTATATGGTGATGGAAGCATATCGCACCGCACGATTTACAGGAGCTATGTTCCCACATATTGATCCATTGAAAGAGGCCAACGCAGAACGAGTTAAGCTTGGGGACCTTGGTGCGCATCTTCCTCTTACTACTTTACAGGCCGCAACAGAAGCGCTTAACGGTGGGGAGAGTGACGATAATATGCGCCAATATTCGGAGGAGTTAAAGCTCGCCGAGGAATTAGATCTGGAGCCAATAACGATGGAGGCCGCGGAGCAGGATCCACAACCAGGAAATAAAAAGATTGCACTTAAGAAAACGGGAACTGACGATTAAAGTTCCTCTCTCGGTCGCTTGTATTTATCAGGATAGGAGTCTGCGATCTTTTGCAGATGCGGCTTAAGCAGATCGCTTAAGTTTACACCAACATTTTTAGAAATATTTATAAGGTCCTCATGGACTGGAATACCAACGCCACGAATTCTTATTTCGGGACGATCGTCTTTTAAATTATTTTTCTCTCCCAATAATACAAAAATATAATTTGTACCGCTTAAAGGGAAATAATTTAATTCACTCCTGTGCAAGGCTCAATTTTGCTTTATAATGACACCAGAACTTTACCTCTATTCACCTATTTATGACTTCGTTGCGGAGTCTTTGATAGCGAAGATGGAGGAATGCAAAGGTCAGGACATTACGATCAGAGCAAATACACCAGGTGGAAGCGTGATGGCGGCATGGGGAATCATTGCAAAGATGAAAGAGCACGACGGAAATGTTCACATGAAAGTCGACGGATGCGTTGCATCGATGGGAGCTTTCATTTTGGCTTATGCTGGAACCAGTGAGGCGCTTGATGTTTCGAAGATCATGATTCACCGCGCAGATATGTATGTACAGAATGAAGCGGAGCAAGTATTCCTCGATGATTTAAACAAGGACCTCAAAGCTAAGTTCAATAAAAAGATTGACAAGGCGAAGTTTAAAGAGTTGAAGGGAATCACAGTCGATGAAGTATTTGCAAGTGATGAACGTATCGATGTGTGGTTAACGGCAAAGGAAGCAAAGGCAATCGGATTGATTGATAAAATTGTTTCTTTGAACCCGTCGGAAGCCAAAGCCTTTAATGAAAAAATGTTCTCAGTGGCAGCGATTGCTGACTCTAATAAACCAGAACCCAATATACCAAAACCAAATTCAATTATGGATATCGCAAAATTAAAAACAGAGCACCCAGCAGTATATGCAGAAGTAATTGCACTCGGCGTGGCTCAAGGAGTTGCTCAGGAAAAGGACCGCGTTGAAGCGTGTCTTGTATTCCAGGAAATCGATCCTGTGGGAGTGAAGGCAGCAATTGAAAGTGGTAAACCATTGTCAGCAAAGGCTATGAGTGAGTTTACTCTAAAAGTTGTATCTGCTAAAAAAGTGGATGAGATCGAAAAGGACTCGATCGGCAATCCAGTTGTTACTGCAGAAGTTACTGCGGCCACAAAACTTTCTGAAAAGGAAAAGGCACTTGCTTCATTTGAAGCTGCAGCTAAAGCTAACTTAAATTTATAATAATAATCAACCACCACCATGGCAGAAAATACCGTTGTAACTAACACAGGCCAACAAGCCCATGTTACCACCGATACCTCTCGCATATTCTTATACGAGAATCGTTATGAAACCGACAGTTATGTAAATAACTCTGGGTACAATCCAATCACCTTACTTGCTGGTACTGTAATGGGCCGCGTAAGTGCAACAGGCGTTTTGGTCCCATGGCAAAAAGGAAGCTCCGATGGTTCACAAACCGTT